CGCGTCCAGCCTTGATACCCGCAAGCGGACAGGATTAGTGCAAGTGCCCAAACCAACCCTGCCGCCGCAAGTTTCTGGCTACTTCCCCAAGTTGCCAAAACTTTTGTCATTTGGATTAAGCCAGCGCAAAATCACTGGTGCAACAGCTGCTGCCCCTGCCATTGCCAATGTTTTTGGGTCAGTCACACCTGCCATGTATAGGGCAAGTGCAGCTGCCAAAAATGAGCGTGCCCATGAGGCTGCTACGGCTTTTGCTTGTTCCATTTTTTGCTCTCCTTTTTGACTGCGGCTGCTTTTGCAGCTGGTGCATCTACTTTTGGAAATTCGCCCTTGTATGGCACAAATTTAGGTATGCCAAAACCGACGATTTCCTTGCCTTCTCCGTACGATCTGACCTTGACCATGACCATGCCACCATTGCGTTGATCGCCTGTCCCAGACGTATTGCCTTCAATGGTCAAACATGTCTTTGTATCAATAAGTCCAACAACAATGCCAATGTGTGAAATGCGATCTACGCCGTCATGTGGAAAGTCCATGAAAGCCAAATAGCCAAGCTGCGGCATTGATGACCAACGTTGCATTTCCTTAAATTTATGTGCGCCAACAGCTGTGCCAACAACGCTGTGAATTTTGACTCCAGCTTGATCTGCACACCAATTGACAAATGAACCGCACCACGGCAAACCGTCTGCCTTTGTAAATTTGCCGTACTTTGTGAGGTTGTTGCCTTCTTCAACAGTGCCGACTTCTTTCAAAGCAACATTGATAAAGTGTGCAGCTGTGCCAATTGGATACGTCATGAAAGCAACAGCTTTGCTTCAGCTTCCGTTATGTTTAGCTTTGCCAACAATGCGGCTTTTTCAGTTGCCTTTGCTTCTTGTTCAGCAATAAATTCCAATTTTGCCTGTTCAGCTGAGTCAATTTCGGCTAATTCAGTTGCTGTCAATTCCACTTCGACAATTTCATTTGTTTCAGCGTTATGAATAATTTTTGTTAATGACATTATTTCACCCCAAATAATTCGTAAGTACCGCCCGACCATGTTGTTCCGCCCACACCTGCCATGATTTGCAATGATGTGACAGCTGTTGTTGATCTGTAATTGCCCACCCCAAATTCAATGCTGGCAGTTGATGTTCCAAAAGCTGCATAATGGCGCATTAGTCGATTATGTGCTGTGCTTGTGTAATCTGGAATTTCCAAAATTGCGACATTGTTTTGTGCTGTTGTTTGCCAGCCGCTACCAATATTTCCCAAAAAATAACCTGTGTTATTTGATTGAGTAGCAGCTGCGCCGATTGTGTTGCCTGTCGAAATACCCAAACCCATACTGTAATGAGCTGTGCTAGCACCGTTAACACGAATATTTGGCACATCGGTTGCTGTGTTGATATAACCATTACGGATAATCAATCTGAGATCATTGTATGAACCACTAATTGAGCTAATTGTTACGCTTGTGCCGCTTAGTGTTCCCGAAGCCAATGAAGTCATTGAACCGCTTGAACCATTTGAGGCAGCTGTAATTCGACCTTGTGCATCAACAGTCAAATTTGTTGCTGTATATGACCCAGCTGAAACAGCAGTATTTGCAAGATTAAGTGTCACATCACCTGATGTTCCACCCCCTGAAAGTCCTGTTCCAGCCGTTACTCCAGTGATGTCACCTGTTGTTGGTGAAACCCATGTGAAATCCATGTTTGTATTTGATGATTTTGACAGGATTTGACCTGTTGTGCCGCCTTTGAGATCAGCTAGTGATGTGTCAACAGCTTGTCCAAAGACCTCAAAATCGGCAGGCAAGTCCGTGACGAGATCACTCGTTGTTGGCATTTGCCAGTTAAAATTCGACGTTGGGTTTGCCATGTTTTCTCCTTCTTAGGTGATAATTGTCGCACGCGCCCAGTCGAGTGTTGGCGACACGCCCGACCAAGTAAATGCAGCTGAGATTTCGTCCCATTGCAAAGCCTGCAATGAGTAAGCCGTTGGTGAAATGTTAAGAGTGATCGACAGTTGGTTATACGACGCTTGAAATGACCAGCCCTCAACAAAGCCCTGAAAGATACCGCCCATGTTCGCTGGTAGGTCATTGATTGCTACTGCCTCACCCATAAACACGCCAATGAGGTTGTCACGGTCGCTGTTGTCTAACTCTGGATTTGTCAGGTCAAACGTGATCTCACTAAAGATTGCTTGCGGTGTTTTGCGCAATGCAAGGTAAAAATTGGCTTGCTGGGTTGCATCAGCTGAGTTGTGCAAGGTTGTCGAAATAATCTGGGACAACGTGCCGTATTGCAAAATCGAGTCTGCGTCGCTGGCACTTTGCTCTGCACTGCTGGTTGCACCGTATTGGATAGTCAGGTTATTGCGTACGTCGCCTGCCCTTGTTTCAACGCGCAAACCAGCTGCGCGTGCTTGGTTGGCTGTCAATTGCACATAACCATTGTTTGACAGGTACAAACTGCGGTGTGTTGCATCAGCGTAAGAAATGCGCCCAAATGCGTCCTCGTAAATGTAGCCAAGACCTGACGTTGCAAGCTTTGATACCAAAGAATAAACGTCTGTTCGCTCACTAGATCGTGCGGCTAATTCATAATCACCTGGGCGATCGATCTCACCTAAACCAACGTTTTCAGCGGTTGCCCATGTTGTTGTTGGGTCATAATCTGCCCACGTTTCAGCTGCTGGGACTTCTGCCCAAGTGTTAAGCAATAAGTCTGACAAAATTTCCCAGATTTGATCGCCGTCAAAATCTTTAGACAGCACGCCATTTGTCAACGCCTTTGGCAAACGAGACAACGCGCCAAGTGCTGTGATGCTGTATGTCTGGGTGAACATTGTGCTGCCTACGTCACGCACCTCAACGGCAATGTCAACGACTGTGCCACCAAAGATTGGGACGTATGAGCTTGATGTGTCCTGAACCTGCACTGAAATGGTGCTGTTGATGTTGACAGGTATGGTCGCCTGATTAACGTCTAGCAGCTGCAAATTGACATAACCTGCTTGAGCTTGCTCGTAAATGTTTGTTCGACCTGATCTAATTGTTAGGTTAGCCAATACCGCGTCTGTGTAAGAAACGCCGTCGATCTCTACCAGCCAAACTGGTGTCCACTGGGTCATGCTATTTGCAGGTTAGTTGCGCCGCCTGTGCCGCGATAGTAGCTGTTGTTTAATGTGTCAACGATTGTGCGTGCTGTGCCTTCCTTATCAAACGCACCAGTCACGGTCAGGTTGATTGTTGTGCCCATTGTTGCTGCTTCAGCTTTTCTAAAACTGCCAACGTCAAATGAACCAATGCCGCCAGTCGTCGCAGCGGCAACGGTTGCAGCCACTTTTGCAGCTGTTGAAACACCGCCACCGCTTGACGTGGTCGTTGTGCCACCGCCTGACGGTGCTGAAATCTTTGGAATAGTCGTCGTCGTCGTTGTGACTGTTGGTGTCTTAATTGTAGGCACACTGACCGTCGGTGTTGAAATCTTGCTGACATTTGGTAAAAACGGTATTGCGTTATAGGCAGAAATTAAAGCGTTGATACCTGCAACCGCACCTGAGATTAAGCCATTGAGAATTTTGACAACGCCAGCAATGACATCAATAACGCCACCTGCGATCTTTCCTGCTACTTGTAACGCACCGCCTAAAACCGTGCCTATGACTGGTGCAACATAGGTTGCTATCAATGCGCCAAATTCCTTGAAAGTGTCAAGGTTGTCACCGATTGCATCTCGAACATACCCAAACGCTTTGATCATGCCATTTATGATTGGCGTAAATACGCTGGTGATGATGTTGCCAAGTGTTGTGATAACACCGCCAAGACCATTGCCGTTAAGGCTGAAAGCACCGCTAAATGCGTTGATGATTGGCAAAGCGTTATTGTTAATAAAACCCATAAGCTTTTCAAGAATTGGCAACAGCGCAAAGCCAATTGTTTCTTTAGCCTCATCAAATGCAATTTGCATGCGAGCAATGCGCCCTGCATAAGTGTCAGCGTTACGAGCTGCCGCGCCGCCAAACAGGTCTGACAATTTCCCCTGCACCTGAGTGAAATTCATGGTCTTTAATTCGGCAGCTGATAAGCCAATGCCTAATTTGCCCAGTGATGCTGTGTTGCCGTCATAAGCCTTGCCCAAAGCATTTGCAACGCTTTCCAGCGGTTTGCCTGTGGCTGCGCTGATGTCTAAAGCTGTGGCGAGTAATTGCTGTGCCTTTTCTGTATCTGAGGTTGATCTGACCAACCGTCCCAAAGCTGGGCGCAGCTCATCATCTGCCACACCAGTTGCCAAAGACATTTGCAAGATTGATTGCTCAGTGGCAGCAATTTGTGCCTTTGTAGCACCTGTGGCGTTTTCTAAGGCGACGGCAAGCTGTGTTTGTGCCTTCTCGTCCTCGATTGCCGCCTTGACACCTTCAACGCCGATCTTGATTGCATAAGCCCCAGCGGCAGCGGCAGCAGCTGCAAAAGCTGCGCCAACCATTTTGCCAACCTTGCCCATTTTGTCGCCAAAAGTGTCAACGTCCTTGCTGGCTGCCTTAAGCGATTTGTTGAGGTTGTCAACGTCTCCAAGTATGGAGAGTTTAAGAGTACGACTTAAACCAGCCACTATGCGTACCTCTTAACTATTTTGCCAAAAGCTTCTTCCCATTTTTTTACAATGTCTGGTTGCACTGATCTGAGTGTTGGGTAAATGAACCAACCGCGTGAACCTCCACGGCTTTCTTTACCTGACCATACTGGAAATTGCTTGTATTTGTTTGACCCAAACTCATAGCCGCCCCAAACTTGTTGAGTCGTACCGCCACCGCTTAATTTTTGACGCGCAAAGCCGTAACCGATCTCACCAATTTTGGAGGATTTGCGCACTGATGCGCCCTCAGCAATTATTTTTGATGCGCGGTTGTTGCGCTGACCAGCTGTGGCAATAACCTTTTGTTTGACAAATTCTGCAAGCTCTGAGGTGACTTCTTTGGCTTGGTCTGTTGCTTCCTCGTCCATAGCCTTGAAAGATCGAACAATGGCGCGCAGCTCAGCCTTGTCGTAGCTGATTGCATCTTTAGCCATTTGCTCGCCTTTCCAAAATCTCAATGACGGTAAGTATGTCCTCGGCTGTCTCAAAAACATCTGGGTGTAGCCCTGTCGCCAGAGCTACCTCCCAAACTATTCTGCTAAGGCTTCCGACGGCGTAGCTTTTGGGTTTGCCTCACCTACGATTACCTCAGCAATACCTTCTGTCCAAATGTCGATCGGCTTGACAGGCTTTCCAGCTGCTTCACGCTTCATGGCGTGATAGGCAAGAAATACTAAATCGGAAATGCCGATCTTTTCCTGTGCCTGTGCAATTGTGTGACCTGTGTGCTTTTCCCATTTAACCCACTCAGGCGGTGCAGCTGTGTAAGTGATCTGATCGCCGTTTGTGTATTCAATTGTGATTGGTAGTTTCATTTTGTCTCCCGATTGTTAGTGTTTAACTAAATGTCTCAGTAGGTGTTCCCACTACGACAAATGATAGGTCAACGGTCTGTGCATCTGGTGCTGCACCGCCGACACTTGGAAACACTGGCATCACGTTAAATGCAAAGACTGCACCTGTCACGGCTGTCATTGATACTGCAAGTGTCGTGTTTGGTGCTGTTTCGCAAGCTGTCCACAATGCCTCGCAAAGTGAACCTGATGCGCCCCAGTCAGCAAGCATTGAAATGTCAAAAGTCCACTGATCGTCAATGTGCTTGTAAGCCTTGCCGTCTAGTGTTTGGTATGTCTCGACGGTTGGGCTGTTCGCAAGAGTTGCGCTGGTCGCCTGTGCGTCATAGTTAACGGTTGCAATGGTCACGACTAAATCGCGACCAGTTATGATTGTCGTTGGCATTTTGTCCCCTATGTTGTTTGAGTGTAATAAGTCGAAACGTTTATGTCAGCGACAAGCATTGGAGACTGTCCTACTTCCAACACCGTTGGCTTTTCAATTACGCCTACGACGTATCCTGCGGGCATTGCCGCAAGAATTCCGATTATGAGCTTTTCTAGATTGTCCAGTGACCCAGCATTGCTATTGCTGGCGACAATGGCTGTGATTGCAAAATTGAGTTTGACCTGTGTTTTTGCCTTGCCAATTAAAACGACCTCCATGTATGGGCTGTCAGGTACGACAACAATGGCTGGCGGTATTGGTGACTCAGGTACGCTCGGATACACGTTTGCAGATAGCGCGCTAAAGGCGTTTGCTAAAGCTGATCGTGTTTCGGCAATTGAGTTTGCTGGCATTTATTGAACCACTGTCTCAGCGTCCAAATAAGGCATAAGTAAAGTGCTGACGCGGTTGGTCAAGCTGCGACCCATACGGTATGGCGAACTGGCAAAGTCCACGCCCTCGATCTGTCCACCAGCTGCAACGCGTGATTGAAAGACCTCAACGCTAACAGCCAAAATTGCTGACTCAATTGCTGGTGTGCTGGCATAGATTTGAGCAGCTGAGTAACCTGACAATGTTGCTTTGCCGTTTGGCACTATTGGACGCAATGTTACGTCCGCATTTGTCAGTGCTGCGGTGAAATAATAAGGCGCGCTGTCAACGACTGTGTGTGTAGCTGTAAATGGTGCTGGCAAACCTGTCACGATTACTGATTGACCAGCTACAAAATAATGCTCACGAATTGTAAAAAATGTTGCCACGTTGTCTTTCAACTTGTAAGCGTCAATGCCTGAAACGTTTGCAACCAGCATTGGCAAAATTACGTCCTCGCTGGTGTTGATGATCTCGTCTAAATAACTGTCGCTGTAAAGTGAAACGGACACGCCAAGCACCGTGCGCAATTGACTTGCTGTAACAATGGCTGGCATGTCCGTTTCCTTTCGACTGCTGCGGCGAGATCGGGAGAACCCGCCGCATGATTAGTTAATGGCTAGTTATCAGGTCTTGTTGATACCAAACGCGCCTGCACCGATCTTGGTTGCAATTGCGCCGTATCCATAAACTGAAACTGCAATTTGACCTGACGCAATTACGTCTGCACGCAAGCGGTAGGTTGGTGACTCGTACCATGTGTAAGCACTTGGGTTAATAATCAACATTGAGTCATCTTTGTCAGTGTCATTTGCTGACGGTACGTTTGCTGTGACGTATAGATCAAGACCTGCGACGTTGCCGCGGATTGAGTCTGGACGTACTACGCCGCCTGCGTTGCTTGGCTGTGCAGCCATGTAAATTGGACGACCTGAGTCGTTAAGTGTCATGAGGTTTGCCCACTGGCTTGTGTTTGCCAAGATGTTTGTTGCAAAGCCTTGTGTGTTTGAGTAAACAGATGCAGCACCGCGTGACACAAAGCCAAGCAACTCAGAAGCTGTTGGGTATGTTGTCAGTGTTGTTGCATCAGCTGTTGCACCAGATGCCAGTGCTGTGTAAACAGCAAGGTCGGTTGCCTTTGCATAAGCTGCTGACATGTTGTTTAGCAACTCGTTAAAGAATAATGGTGATGTGCGATCTAGTAATTCAACGCTAAATGTTTGTTGTCCAGCATACTTTTTGACTGTAACTGACAAGAAACTTGAAGCCTGATCTGTTTCGCTTGGTGTGCCTGCTTCTGATGTTTCAGCAACTGTTGGCATTGTTGTGATCTTTGGAATTTCAAATGACATACCAGCATCAGGCAAAACGCCACGGCTGATTGCGTCAATTGCTGATCGTGTGTTGTTAGCAAGTCCGTTGATAACTTCTGTCAACTGACGTGTAGGCACAAGACCTGCGTTGTCTGTTGTGTCATCTGCCGCTGCGACATACTGACGTGCTGACTCCTCGCCAAGTGAGGCGCGAATTGTATTTTCCAAATACTTAGCAGCTGTGAACTCTAGGCGTGGCTTTGATGTCCAACCACCCACTGCTGGCTTTGCATTTGCTGTTACTGACTGTGCGGCTTCTACCGTTTCGACGGCTTCCGCTGGTGTAACGGTTTGTTCCACTTCGTCGTCCTTTTCTGTTGGTGTTGCATCTGGCTCAATTGTTGAGTCAGAAATCTCCTCGTCGCCCTCAGTGGCTGCGACCTCAGCGACTCGCGCTGATCTAATTGCTGGCTCTGACGTTAAAGCAACGCCAGTCATTTCACCCTTGATAATGCGTACTGTGCCGTCCTTCAAGGTTTCATACTCGTCAAAATAAACCTCGACGCTAAAACCGTCGCGCAAGCCTTCAGCAGCTTCTACAAGTGCATCTGTCCCAGCTGTTGTGTTGGCGATCTTAAATGTTGCATCAATGCCTTGCTCGTTTGACTCAATTGACAAAGTCTTACCAATACGGCGTGTGCGGTCATGCTCTAGGTTAAGCAAAACAGACTTTGCTTCAATGCTGCCCTTAGCAAATTGCACCTTGCCAATTGAGGCGTTTCCTGTTTCCTCAAATGTCACAATGCGACCAGTGATCGTGCGACTGTTTGAGTCAGCTGCGGTGATAGCAATTGGTGTGATGAGTTTTTTCATAACAACATGTCCTCCTCTGCCCGTATTTCGTCGATCGACATTGCGCCGATACGATTTAAGATTTCATAGACTTGCGCGCGCTCGTAAGGATTGCCACGCAAGAAATTGTCCAAGTCAAACATGACTTTGTTGCCAGCTGGTGTGAAATCGGCAAAAGATAGGCGTTGTTCAATAATTGACATGTAAGTACGGAAAGCAAAGTCAACTAGGTCACGTCGCTTGTCTAAAGCATTGGCGTATGTAAATGATGATTGCTGGCTATCCGTAAAATAAGCAGGCAAACCACATGCGCGTGCTAATTCGAGCGAAACATAGTTTCTGGCTTCATTAAGCTGCAAATTCTTAGGGTCAAAACCAACTGACTCCATTGTGACATCAGCATTGAGAAATGCTGTTGATTTGTTGGCACGAGCTGTGCGCCAAGCACTCAGAATTTTTGCAACACGATCTGCTGGCAATGATGTGCCATTAGATTTCAATACCATAAGAGGTGTTGGCTCATTGGCAAAATTGAGCGACGCTTTTTCTAGCGCGGCAGCAGCTTTGATTGTGCGACCGGCGCGAGCCAACAAACCCTCTTGCGTATTTGGAAACACGACCAGATTTGTTGGGTCAATTGGCTTGCCGTCGATCTCGTACGCTGTGATTTCTGTATTATCAAAATTTGTAGTAATTGACACGCGCTCTGGTGCAACTCTTTCCATTGCACGGATTTTGCCTGTGTCGGCGTATCTTTCCATGACCATTGCATAAGCTGCGTTGTGAAAGAATAAATCAGAAATCAGCCAGCCGTAAAACGTTGATCCTGGTATCCGTGGGTCTGGCTGATTGATCACACGCGGCTGTGAAATTTTTTCGCCTGTTGCTTCATTGCGTGTATGCAACGGTAATGATGCAATTGTTTGCATAATGCTTAATGCACGCGCAACTGTTGGCACGCTCATTGCTTCTGCGCGGTTTGCTTGCGCTATGCCGTAAAAATAAAAATTGTTGTTTTCTGTAAAATACGGCGCAAGAGATGCGTCAACGTCCAAAGGCTCAGCTGTGACGGCAGCTGTAACCTTTGGCACAAATAGATCGAATAAACCCATGTCCTAATTCTGACAGGCTTATACGATCAACCAACCATGATGTCAAGATCATTGTCTGGGCGTGTCGCAAAGTGTGTAACAAGGGCGACGGCGACTGCCCCGCAAACTATTGCATTACTGGCTCGTCTGCCAATGACCCAACCGCCGTCACCACGGCGCAATTGTACCGCAGCTAGAATTTCCTCAGTCAGCTGTGATTGCCCACGGTGTTTGAGTCTGCCGCTGTTAATAGCCGACAACATTTCGTCGCAGCTCTGCGGATACGCACCGTCCATGTCAAACACTGGTATGCCAGCAGGTGCAAGCCGTGAGGCAACCGCCCCAGCTGATTTTCTGCTGTAAAGCACATACTCAGTCGGATACTTGCGCGCATAGTCTGCTAATTCGTTTGCAATTTCCCGATCATCAAGCTGCAACTCATTTGACCAACTGTGCAGCAGCTTTACGACAAACGACTCGTTTTCAAGCTTCTGCGCCCCAACGAGACTTGCTCGTTTTCTGTCTGGTGAAAGATCGATAGCCAGCCACGTCAATTTCTCAGGGTCAAGATCAACTGTCTTGTCAAGGCATTTGTTCCATGCGCTCGCATCAACAATGTTTTGGATTGCCACAACCCAGCGACACAATACCTCCGACATGACCACGTTTGGCGGGTCATTGAGCACTGACCTGATGTTGTCCTCATGAATAGTCACACCCATTGCTGGGTTGGCATACCGTGCATTTTCCACGGTGATCTCATCTGTTGGCGACGACCACTCAAAATACCCAATGTTGTCCTCGACACCGCCAATAGCTGCAAGCGCGCGATCTCTAAAAGAATTTAAGACTACGGACGTGTTATCACCAGCGTTGCTATAACCCATAAGCATTGGATTAGGTGAAGCCATAAGTGTGTATCGCAATGATGCGTACGAGTCCATGTTGTTCATACGCAACAACTCGTCCAAATGAATTGTTGACGGTCGGCTGATACCGCGAGCAGCTGAACCACCAGCACGCACCATGAACCGTGTGCCCCTCATTGTCTCAATTTCCTCCGCGCCATGATTAAGGCGCACTTTTTTGACCTGCTTAGCCAAAAAGTCATTTGCCTCAATAGTCCACATCATCTGTCGAAACTGCTCTAGTGAGGTGTTGAGGGTGTGAGCTTGTCCGATTTGCAACGGCTCGTCCCACAAAAACAGCCCGCCAAGAATTCTGATCTGCTGCAAAAATGATTTTCCGTTTTGACGTGCGACGCAAAAAATGTTTTGAGGCGTAGCCCACCTGCCGTCTGGCTTTACCTTGTGGCTGTGGATAAGGGCAAATTTCTGCCACTCCATAAGTTCTACGCCCAAACTAGCTGCTAAGTCGATCAATTCGCCACCGCGTGAGGGTAAATCGTTGAGCGGCGTGTGAATTCGAGGCGTTTGTACGCCCATTAGAGGCATTTGCAGGTCTGTGTCCCTATCTTTTCCCTGTTCAGACCCTTTGCGACCGTCTGAGACCCTTTCTAGGGCTTCTGAGGGCTTCTCAGTCGTTTTCATGCGACTTCGAGTCGTTTTTGGTATAAAAAGGAACAGGAAGGGTCAGAGGTGTCTTAGGCACACTAAAAAAACGCCCTCCCTTGCTTGAATTGCAGCTAGTGCATAGCGTTTGCAAATTCCACTCCTCATCACTGCCACCAGCTTGTCTTGGCACTATGTGATCGACGCTGTTTGCCTCCTCCACACCACACATCTGACAAACATAACCGTCACGTTGCAAAATGCGCAGTCTTATCTTGCGCCACTTGGTTGTACTGCCGTTACCCTGTAATGCACTGCTCATCAGTAGTAGTTCCTCTCTTGATGAAATGCCCAAGCTTTGCATGGCGTTTGATAACGTATTGTTATGTACTTGATTGTGGCATCTATCTGTCTAAATGGGTCAAGGTCACGATAGTGCTTAGACCTCATTTGTCCTAGACCAAAATGACTTCCGTTGCGAGCGCGATAAGACCAACGACTTTCTTTGGTAATGATCTTATTGAAACATTGGAATTCTTTGTAATCAAGAATTCTGCTGTGTGCATAAAGCTTTAAGTGATCAATTGAATAGTTAGCTGCATTTGCTTCAAGTGTTGTCGTTATTGAAAGCAATGCCGCAATGGCATAGACCTTGCCCATTAGCCGATTGCGCCCTTGCGAGCTACCCGCCTCAGCGGCTCGCTTCAAGCGAAACCAGCGTACCAACACTGTCAAGTTTAACAGGTTATTGAGCGTGCTCTTGGGCGTTGCGCACACCCTGTGGATAACGTCTGTGGATAACTTCATGACTTACCCGCCCAACCTTTACCCTTAAATACTATCGCTGGTGCACCATAAATTTGAGTCATCATAAACCCGCAGCAATAAGGTGTTGTGTGCTCTGCAAGCTTCTCTGTTATTTCGTAGCTGATGTTGCACGCTATGCATTTGTACTCATAGGTCGGCATCTGTGCCTCCTACCTGAGCAACACCCATAACCTCACATTTTGTACATTGAATAACCTCAACACCTGCTGGCAGGTTGTCTGTGATCTTATGTACGAGCTGCCGTGTCACCTTTTTACAAATGCGGCACTCAAATTGCACTTGTTCCATAGTTGGATTTCCTCAAATTCTCAATAGGTTGCAAGTTGATTTGTGTGACCCACCAAGTCGGTTGCTTGCTGTGTCGGTATCGTGGCTTCTGTGCCATTGTGACTGGTATCCAGCCTGCTATGTAATAATTAGGTGCTGTGCCTGTTACTAGCACGGCAATGTCATTTGGTCTGTCGTACTCATAGACGATCAGCTGACCCAGCTCATACTTTGTCCACCGCACCTCAATAGCTGCGCCGACATCAGCCTTGCGCTTGCCTTTGTCCTCAAATGGGTCAAATGGCAAACCAAAGTATTTGGCTACTGCCCACTCACTACCAATTGACTCTGCTAACTCTGACAAATAGGTCATAAATGGGTTGTCGTTGTAGTGACCTTTTGACTCTAACAAGTCGCCTTTGTCGCTGGTGATCTTGACAGCTGCGACCATGCAAACGCACATTTCATTTGCTGTGAGTTTGATTTTCACCGACAACCACCGCAAAACCAAATGACTTTCTCGCGTGCGTCATAGCCTTTTTGATAGCCAAATGAGTCAAGCTTTGTGATCTGTGAGCATTTGTCACATTGCTCTACTTTGTACTCAGCGACCACTTCACCATTGCAAAGCAGTTTGCATGTCATTGTTTTCATGTCGATCATTTCCATATAATCAGCCAAGACGGATCACCCATTGCCCTGTGCTGCCTAATTGATACCAAACAGGCTCACACTGATTTGCTTTGGCTTTCTCAGTGCAGAAATACCCGCCCCAAGCTTTACCAGTTTTGGCTGACTCGCCTGTTTTCCACACGCGTGTGCCATGTTCGCAACGCGGCTTTTCCTCGACCAGTTGACCGCCCAATTGCTTTGCAATTTCGTCCATTGATGAACCTAACGACGGTATGCCAGATTGCTCAGCTTCTCCAGCTGTGGCGTAACTTGGCACGTCACCATGCTTTGTTGTCCAATAATCATAATCAGCCTTGACATCAGCTGTGGCAACCTTTGTTGATAGCTTCTCGACTTGTTCCATTGTTTCGCGAGTTGCCTTTTCTGTTCCGCCCATAACCAACGCCATGACGCGCATCAAAGCTGAGGTCGTAGTGTCCTCGACAAACCAGCGTTTCATGTTTGGGTTGTAAGCTGCAATAAAGCCGTATGCGTAATCAATGCCTGCTGGCTCGATCTCTGACTGATTGCGCCAAGCTTTAGCCTGTACGAGTATGTAGCCTTTCTCAGCATTGAACTCGACAATGTGTGCCTGCAAACGACCCTCTGGGTACGTTAAATTCCAGCGGTCTGTGCGCTCTTTATTGCCTTCGTAATTATCTAGAAATGCCATGATCACACCTCGTCATAACAGATGCCGCACAACCACCATGCGTGGACTTCAATAACTTCTGACTCTGGTGTTTCTGCTTCACACCTACTGCATTTGACTGTTGTTTCCAATAGTGTCATTAGTCAGCCACCTTGTTTGAGATGTGACGGCTGATCGCCTTACGACGTGCCATACCTTCTCGCTTGCCTTCCTTGAAGCCTTTGGCATAACCAGCTGCGCCACCAAGCACCATGAGAAAGATTACGCCAACCAAACGACCCAAAGTCTCTGGGTCTAATAGATCAAGTACCATTTAGAATTCTCCCGATTTCTAGGCGGTAAGTGTTACCACCTGAACTCAGGGTGACGCATGATCGGCGCGCGGTCAAGAACCTTGCGTGTTTGTCGGCGTGTCCTGTGGCTTTGGCTTGGATTTGAGTCCATTGCCAGCTAGCACACCGCCTAGCGAACCTGTAAGAAAGATTGCAAGTGTTTTCAGCAAGTCAATAAATGCAGCATCATTGGGTGCTTGTGCCCCAATTGGCTGTGTGACAAAGATCAGTGCATAGGTAATTCCAACGGTTACAACCAAAAACACCGCAGCTAGTGTTGCCCCAATAATCAGGATTAGCTGTGCGTGTATTTCCTCTGGTGATTTGCGACGTGCTGGCTTATCACGGGTCAATGCCAAGTAAGTCGTCAGTGCATGTTCCAGTTGGGACGCATTGCGGTTTCTGACACTCCGCTTTTGACCAGTTGTTGAATTCTTGACACTCATAACGCGTCCAGCCTTGATACCCGCAAGCGGACAGGATTAGTGCAAGTGCCCAAACCAACCCTGCCGCCGCAAGTTTCTGGCTACTTCCCCAAGTTGCCAAAACTTTTGTCATTTGGATTAAGCCAGCGC